GTGCGCGCTGATGTCGCCGCAGACTAACATCTCCTACAACGGCATTCAGGGCCAGCCTGGGCAGGCCTTCGACGCTGAGGTCTCCAACCGAGACGTCGTGTCGGTCATGGCGGCCGTCAACATCCCCTTTGGCGTCGCGTGCGAGTTCAACTCGAGCGGCCTCGCTGTCCCGATGAAGGACTCTACGACGGGCGGCTCGTTCGTCCCGCAGTTCATCGGCGTGTCGATGATCGACCCGCTCGGCGTCGAAGAGAACTACGTCACCTTCCCGGTCCCTGCGGCGACCACCGGCTCGACATCCTCGGGCTGGCTCGCGGGCATGCTCGTACCCTTCATGCGACGCGGTCGCATCTGGGTGCTCACCGACGGCGGCGGGACCTTCCTGCAGTACGGCGCGATCAACGTCAACCACTCGTCCACTGGAGCGCACGCGCAGGGCGTCTTCACGTACACCGCGGTCCAGTCGACCGCCGGTAACGAGATCGACATCTGCCCGAATTGCACCGTGTGGAACCCGTCCCTCATCGGCGGAGTCACCGGGCCGACGTTCACCGATTCGTTCGGTAACACCTTCAACACGCTTGTTGTGGAGATCAACCTCTGATGTTCCGATCCGTTGGATTCCAAGCAACCGAAGCCTCCATCATCGGCTACGGCACAGGCATGTTCGGCGGTGGTCGCGGCGGCCACGGCCTCCGGTTCGACTCCTCCATGGCCGGCAACCCGTACCATATGGATTGCGTCGCAGACGTAGTCATCCGGTCCGATAACCGCCACGAATTGCTCGAGTCTCTCGCGCAGGACCATCTGCGTAAGCAGGGCCTGCGCCAGGACGCCGGACTGACAGCCGCGTTTGCTCGTCAGCTCGAGCACATCATGGTCAAGGTCTACGAGGCCAGGTACCAGAAGTACAGAGCTCGCGAGTTCTTCCCGGTCAACTCGGAAGTAGACCCCGGGGCTCTCTCGTTCACCTACCGCATGACCGAGCGCACGGGCGCTGCCGCACTCATCAACGCCGGCAACGCCAAGGATCTGCCGAACGCAGACGTGGCCGCGTTCGAAAACCAGGCGCCGATCGTCACACTCGGAGCCTCGTACAACTTCTCGGTCATCAACCAGCTCTCTGGCGCGATGGCCAACATCCCGATCGAGGCCATGAAGGCCGCTGCGGCGCGCAAAAACATCGAAGCTCTCGAAGAGACCATCTTCTGCGTGGGCTCGCCCAACGCTGGCGTCTCGGGCGTGACCAACGTCCCCGGTATCGTCGCGACCACCAAGGTCTCGTCTGGCGGTACCTGGTTCAACCAGTACCTCTCCAACGCGGGCACCTCTGCCTTCACGTCGACGCTCGTGACCTCAATCGCGTCCGACATCAACGCGATGATCACTCAGATCATCAGCCAGTCGTACGGAGAGTTCACCCCGACCGACTGCCTCCTCCCGGTCAACCTTTGGACGCTCCTCAAGGCCGTCCCGCAGTCGACCACCTTCAATTCGAAGTCGCTCCTCACCTTCCTCGAAGAGATGACCGGGCTCCACTTCGACTACTGGCCCGCGCTCAGCACCGCCGGTTCATCGGCTGGCTCGCCCGCGAAGCTTGCGGCGGTCAACTCGGTCACCAACCCCGCGCTCTCTGGCCGGATCCTGGTGTACGACCGTGACCCCGAGGTCATGCAGCTCATTCAGGCGCAGCCGTTCACTCAGTTGGCCCCTCAGGACGTCGGGCTTACATGGCTGGTAAATACTTACAGTCGCATAGGTGGTGCGATGTCCCCGCAGCCCCTCGGCATAAGCTATATGGACGGTTGTGCCGAGAGTGACTCCTGCTACTCGATCGACGCTTTCTATGATGGTGGCACCGTTTCAGCAGTGGGAAGCGCGTGGTCTCGACGCGATGAGTTCAACTCTACCGGCTTCTGAGAACGCTTGAAGCGAGTCTCATGTGGCTATCATGGCCACATGAGCTGGACCATCTACTGCGTGACGCACGTAGCATCTGGGCGCAGATATATCGGTCAGACCAAGCTTTCGGCCGCTCGTCGCTGGAAGGGGCACGTCTCGGCGGCCAGCCGCGGTCCAAGAAGGACTTACTTTCTTGCCGCCATCCGAAAGCATGGCGTAGAGGCGTTCTCGCACGAGGTGTTGGATATCTGCGAAACACAGGCCGGCGCCGACGCATCAGAACGACACTGGATAGCCCATCACCGCACACTCGAGATGACATATAGCCAGGCGGAGTGGGAGACGGAACCGTGTTTCGGCAGACGCCCGACAGACGCCAGCGCCAATCCGCAGCGAAAGCGGCGGGCTATGCCGCAGATCCGACTCTCGCCATGCGCATCGCCGCCGCCAACCGAAGGACGAAGGCCCCACTCGTCGCTGCAAGGCTCGCTCGCGAGACCATCACCTGTGCGGTGCACGGAGAACTGCAGAAGGCCGAGTGCTACGAGCATCGACGCCAAGGTCGTCCAACCAACTGGGAGTGCCGCGCATGCGCAGCGGGGCGAGAGTCGCCGCCGCCGCGCCCAGACTCGCCCGAGTGCAAGGCTGCCATCAAGGCGGGCCGCCGCGCGGGGGCCATCGCTAGGGCGGCGGAGCGGACGCACTTCGACTGCAAGGTGCACGGCCAGGTCCTGCTCTCGGAGTGCTTCGGTCGGAAGGCGAAGAACGGACTGGTGAAGTATTGCTGCAAGGTTTGCAACCTTGCGAAGCAGAAGGCGGACCGTGCGAAGCGTGCGAGGACTGGCGTCGCTGAGATGCTACGCCCGCACTCGCTTTACGGGTGCCCACCAGACTGCAACGACCCCGAGTGCCAAGCCGACGAAGCGGTCGACCGATTCAAGGCGCGTCGTGCCCACGCCAGAGACGAGGAGCGCAGCCTAGCCAAGTACGATCGCGGGTAGGGCCTCGACGCTTCGACGCTCGTTACGGCTACCTTCCCCGTATGGCAAAGTACGCGAACGGAGAGACCGTAGTTTACACGTCGAATTGGGTACCTACGGCGGCGTCTTCGGTGGGCGTACCGTACACACAGACGGCGGCGATCCTGTGCACTGGCGCGGGCACGTTGGTGGCGACGATGCTGGGCACGGTGGGGCTTGATGCGGCGGCGGGCGCGGCCAGTTTGAACATCCCGATGGCGGTGAACCAGGTGCTGCCGCTCTGTGTGACGGGGATCAAAAGCACCAGCACGGGCAGCTACGTCGCATTCTATGGCGACGCCTAGGACGCTCTGCCGAGCAGCGTCATGGCTCCTGTTCCTGCCGATCCTCAGTGCATGTGGTGAGACGCTCCGCGGCACTGATGCAGGCGAGTGCCCATCCGGATACGTCGAGGTAAAGGGTCGCGATCTCTGCCTGCAGTGCGAGACGCCCGATTGCTCGTACGTCGACGGGGGTGAGGAGTGACGGATGCTCCCAAGCCAGGCCGCGTAGCCAATCTACTCGCCTCGATCAAGCAAGGGACTCCAGACGCCGCGAGCTCGGATGCGGGCCCGTCGCCGACATTCGAGCGCCCACCCGCGTTCGTGGTCGAGCAAGACTACAGGACGGGCAAGCTCACTGTCTATCGTCCTGGCCATCACTGGGACTCGGTCTCATTCATGGTGAACGAAACCGTGGTGGACACGGAGACGCGGACATCGTTCTACCCGAAAGCGAGTCAAGACTTCCGCCGAGAGGTGTTGGCCATCTGGGGGCCGGGGGGCCCACGCACGACCACGAAGAAAGTGCTCAAGTGCAACGCGTGCGGGACCAAGGTCCTAGACGCTGACGATCTCGAGTGCGGGTGTAGCCGTGCGCGTCGCGACGAGGCTGGCACTGCCCTCGTGCAGGCAGATAGGTTTGACGAGGCGGTCGACTTCGACGGGTCGCTTCTGCCGCTTGGCCGTAGGCCGAATGCGGGGCACGGGGATCCGTTTCGGTTTTAGGTCGATCTCGATGTCGGGCTCGAACATCGCTGCGCACGTGGGGGCGGCATGTGCGCCGTCAGCTATCTTTCCACCACATGGGAAAGCACGACCAGCCGAACGCACCGAAGGAAGCCGAAATCGTGACCAGCGCGCCTCCCGAGCCCACTCCTCCCCCGCCCACGCCTCCCGAGGACGAGCCAAAGAAGCCGACGCCTCCCGCCGGCATGAGCGCCTTCAAGGCGCTGCTCTCGAAGCCGGTAGCCAAGGGCGACCCGCCCATGCGGAGCATCCAGGCGGCGATGCTGGCGGTTTTCGCGACCGAGCAGCCTGAGCTCATGATTGAGGCCATGGACGACGACGAGGTGCGCCTGTGGGCGGTGCGTTACCGCACGTCGAACCCACGCGCCTGGCACGCAGCCATGACTGGCAACGTCATCCAGTTCGCGCAGTACACGAACCAGGTGCCGAGTGAGACGATCGCCAGGTACCAGCAACGGACGAGCGAGCTGATGTCGGTCGCTTTTTCGTTCCGCCCCACCGGGTGAGTGATTGCGGAGTAGAGCAGCTGGTAGCTCGTCGAATCCCACCACCCAGACCACGGTACCTTTGAGGAGTGACCCCGTCCACATTCCTCAAGCTCTTTCCGGAGTTCAACCGGACCTCGCCGAACATTGTGTCCGCGAGGCTCATGCTCGCCGAGGTGGAGATGGGCGGACCGGACTTCTCCGTGTGGCCCGCGTTCGCTACTTCGGACCCGAACACTGGGCAGGCGAACCAGCCGCTCTCCATCACGGACCTGGCACACGGATATCTGACCGCGCATTTGCTCCAGACGTCGCCTATGGGAGCTCCCACGCGGCTCGCTCCGGAGGGCACTGACGGGCGGAGTTCGTACCTGGACAGGTTCGAAGCGCTGTGTCGCGCGGTGGCTTGTGGGCCGCTCGTGGCCGGCACTAATGCCACGTCTACCGCGACAGGTCTCTTCGGACAGCTCTCGTTCAATGCTGGTCTAGGCAAGGTCGCACTTGTAAACGGCTCTACCCAGATCACGTTCTCGCTAGTGCAGACGCTGCCGGTCGGGACGCTCTTCGTGTTCGTCGGCGCTCAGCCTGGCGTCATCTACACTCTGAGCGCGAACATGAGTGGCCTCTACGGCGTGCTCACGTCGCAGTACACGGGGGTCTCGAACCCCTCGAGCGCGTGGAACCTGGGGGCATTCTGAATGGCTGGCAAGGTTACGATCACGGACACGGACCGAGGGTACAAGGCCTTGATGGCCAGACTGTACAAGGCCTCTGGCGGTCCCCCGTCGGTGCGGGTGGGCATCATGGCGCAGGACGCTGACACGGCGTACGTGCGGAAGGCAGACCGGGCTGCCAACTCAAACGCGGTGGAGTCCGCGGTCACGCTCCTTCAGGTGGCCATATTCAATGAGTTCGGGACCAGCCGCATTCCCGCGCGCTCGTTTCTGCGCGCGTGGGTCGACGAGAACGAGGAGACCATTCGTGAGAAATTCTTCATCCTGATGAAGTCGGTGGTGAAGGGCGAGCGCACGAAAGAGCAGATCCTTGACCTGATCGGGCTGTGGGCCGTGGGACAGATTCAGGAACGCATCTCGGCCGGTATCGAGCCAGGGAACGCGCAAAGCACCATGGATCGTAAGGTCTCGTCAAAGCCTCTCATAGATACAGGCCTTTTGCGCTCTTCGATAAGCCACATGGTCGACTCTTGAACGGGCGAGACCTACCGCAGGCCAGGTTCCCGAAGGCGCAGTTCCTCAGCATCTTGCGGGCAGCTTCGGGTGTCAGCGTGGCGTGGATCACGGACGCGGCTGCGCAGCAAGGGGACGAGCCTGGGAGCGAGTGGGCGTGGCTGGAAGTTGGCATCTCCAACATCATCGACATCGGGTGGGACGAGCAGCGCGTCCAGCCTAACGACACGACCGTCCCGGCCACCCAAGATGTGATCGTCATTGGACGGCGCCAGTGCACGCTGAACGTGATGGCGTACTCGGAGGATCCGAACGAGCTCGAGGCGATCGACTTGTGCGAACGGATCCGGTTCGCATTCAACCGGCAGGACATCCACGATCTGATGGTGCCAAATATTTCGCTACGGTGGTGCGAGAAGGTCGTGCCGCTGCCGAACTCGAAGATGAATGGTCGGGATCAGCTGCGCGCGAACATGGACATTCAGATCAATTACAGCATCGGCGTAGACGTCGGAAATGCAGGCCCGAGGAACTACGTGCTCGACGCTGGTACGGCGACAGGCACCCTAGAGCCTTAGGGGATCCGGCATGTTCGCCACTGTCCGGTAATGCCAGCGCCGTCGACACCAGCCGCACCGCCCTCCGAAGCAGGACGAACCCCAAGCGAGTCGCAACCGTCCTTCGACCGCCAAGCGCGCCCCGTCTTGGCCCATGTCGCGCAGGCCTCAAGCTGACAGAGGAGAACGAAGAGTAGGAGCACGTTACGCTTGCCCATCGCCGGTCACGGTGGGCCCTGCCTTACGAGGGCCAGGCTTGCGCCCCGTGGGTTTCCAGTCCTTGCCATCACGCGTTTTACGACAGGCGCGGCAAAACCTTTTGCCTCGATACATGTACGTGTTCGCCTCGTCATACGGATGTCCGGAGGGGCAAGACTGGATGCGTGACTCCCAGTGTTCAGCTCCGCTTGGTACGTTTCGTCCCGCCACGAAGCAAAGATAGCCGGCGAGCCTATCCACACGACGTGCCCCGCTATCTTTTCGCCATGATCGGAGCGGCAGCGTGAGCGACCTCAACACTTTCGTAGAGTCGAGCACAACGATCTCGAGCGCGAGTTCGCCGACGGTCCAGAGCCTCAACGTCGGGCTCTTCGCGTGCTACCACAACCACTACGCCGCGCGCGTCAAACTGTACCCGACGTCATCGGTGCTCACGGAGCTGGTGACCGATGGGTTCTCGACATCGTCACCCGCCTACAAGGCGGCGACGGTCTACGCGGATGCCCCCAACGCGCCCGCTCAGTTTGCCATCGGCCGTCGAGCTCTGCCTCCCACGCAGACACTGCAGCTGACGTGCACCGACGGGACCGTGGGCGATCAGTACTCGTTCACCGTAGTCGGCTCAGACGGCAAGTCGCACTCTATTTCATACACGAACGTGGCGAACCAGGGCCCGATCCTTGGGGTCGCAGGCTCCTCGCTGACGGGCAACGCGACCCTTGTCCCTGGCTCTGCCACGGTCACGTTTGCTTCCGCGCAGACGCTTACGGCGGGCAGCCTCCTGCAGTTCTCTACGCAAGTGGGGTCGGCCTACACGGTATTGGCATCGACCACAGCGAGCACCACGGCGACCCTCACGTCCCCATGGACAGGGGCCGCGACGTCGACGGCGACCACCAAGGTGGGGGACACGTCAGTCTGTGTTGCAGGTTCGGCAAGCATCACCTTCGGTGTGGCACAGTCGATTGCGGTGGGTGCGATCCTACAGTTCACCGGACAGCCTGGGGTTTTCTACGCGCTGTCTGCCGCGGTTGTATCTTCGACTGCGGGCACCCTCTCCACCAATTTCAACGGTACCTCTGGTACGTACCCGACGACGGTCGTCCTCCCTCTCTCAGGTACGCTCGATGCCATTCTGGGCAGTTCGATCGTAGCGACGACATCATCGCAGGTAGCCGCAGTCTCGCCAGGCGATTCGCTGATGTTCATCAGCCAGCTCGGGACCACGTACACGGTAGCCTCCGTCACGTCCACGGCGATAACCCTCACGACTCCGTACACGGGGCCTACAGCGGGCACGACGCACGCATCGGACATGTGCCAGGTCTCGACGGCAGCGACCAACCTCACGTATCAGCTGGACCTCCTGTCCAACATCGGAACGGTTTCGATCGTCGCCAACGCCGCGAGCTTCAACGTCATCGTGCAGATCCAGCAGGTCGCTGGACTCCTGAACGACATCCAGTCGTGGCGCTCCGGGGGGTTCACGGGACAGAACACGTTCGGCGTGGGCGGCACACTGCTCCTGCAGGATACCACTGCGGACCCTGGGCTCGCGTCAGACCTGACCGCGATGGTCGCTGCGAACGGTCTCGCGTTTTTTGGGATCATGCTCGACTCGAACTCGGCTGCGGAGGTAGAAGCCGCCGCCAGCTTCATCGAGGCGCAACAGGGCGCCAAGTTCGGATTCTTCAACAACTCGGACTACGGCAACTGCTCGGTCACGGTCACCACCGACCTGTTCTCCGAGCTCCAGGGCCTGAGCTACAAGCAGAGCCTCGTTCAGCAGAATAACCAGCAGCTCCTTTGCTACGCCGGCTCAGCGACGTGCGGCCAGCTCCTGGCGATGAACCCCGGCAGCTACACCGCGACCTACAAGGCGCTCCCTGGCGTTCCCGCAGACAACGACACGACGCTGAACGCGACCGAGCGGTCTGCGCTCAACACGATGACGGCCAGCGACCCTGGCACCGGCGGCAAAAACGGAAACTACTACGTCAACGCGGACAACGTGTTCACCGTGTGGCCAGGCTCGACCCCAAGCGGCCAGTTCTGCGACCTCAGTATCGGGGTCGACGCGCTCAACCCAGCGATCCAGGTCGCGCTGGTCGAGACGCTGGCGAGCCTGCCGAAAGTACCGCTCGACAATTTCGGGATCGGTCTCTTGGGCGATGCCGTGACTGGTGTCCTCAATCTGTACGCGTCCCCTGCCTACAATTTCATTCTGCCCAGTGGTGCAGACCCCACGCGTCCCCTCGTGGTCAACGTACCAGACGTGTCCGACCTCACGCCTGCACAGCGGGCCTCGCGGAATATCAGCGGGATCACGTGGAGCGCCGGCATCCAGGGCGCGATCGAAACCGCAACCGTTGCCGGCGAATTGCTCCCCTGAGGCTCTAGACCATGGCATTCCAAGTTCTCGAGTACGACGCGGATCAAATCCGCATCAGCATCGCGGGTGTCGCCGTTGCCCAGGGCGCCGGCGTGTCCGGCTTTGCAGATGGCGAGTTCCTCTCGATCGGATTCAAGCCGCAATTCACGATGGTCAAGGGCACCGATGGCTCCGCCACTCGCTCAAAGACCAACGACCGCGAGTGCGAAATCAAGATCATCCTGATGCAGTCGAACAGCCTGAACGCGGCACTCTCCGCTCTCCTGTTCGCAGACGTGTCTACCCCCAATGGGACGGGCATTGGCTCGTTCATCGTGGAAGACCTCCAGGGCACCACGCTGATCAGCGTGCCGACCGCATGGATCAGCGCTCCCGCCGAAGTGAGCTATGACCGCGGCGCTAAAGCAAGATCGTGGCCAATATCGGGCTTGTGGGACGTTCTGGTGCTTGGTGGCAACGGTTAGTCCTTTAGTTTCGCATACTTAGTAGCGCATAGACACTGTTGGTCCCCTCGGCTATCATCCGAGCATGTGGACCATCTACTGCGTGACGCACATCGCATCTGGGCGCCGATATATCGGTCAGACCAAACTTTCGGCCGCTCGTCGCTGGAAGGGGCACCTGTTCGCGGCGACGTACCGAAAGCACGACGGGAGAAGCCGCTTCGTCAACGCAATTCGATGTTACGGAGCCAAAGCATTTCGCGTCTCGGTATTGGAGACATGCCTTACTCAGCCCGGCGCGGACGAAGCAGAAATTGCGTGGATAGCGTCCTTCTCGACGACATACGAGATGTTCGGGTTCAACGTCATGCCCGGTGGAAGAGGCCGCGTGCGCGACGGCGAGTCACACAATCCTTGGAACGACCCGGCCTTCCGAGCGAAGATGACGTCCCCAGCGATGCGCGCGCGCCGACTGGCCACCAGGCGAGCGACCATGGCTGAGGACCCGAGCATTAGTGCCGCAGCGAGCGCGGTGTCTAAGGCGAATTGGGCCAACCCATCCATCCGCAAGCGTATACTCACAAATACCGCAGCCACCAAGGCGCGCCCAGAGGTTCGCGCCCGCCTATCCGCCGCCGCCAAGGCCTGTCACTCCCCGGACTCGCGCGCTCGTGCGGCTGAACGCCAGCGCGAATTATGGTCAGATCCGGCATTCAAGGCGAAGTCATCGGCGGCCATCCGAGCACACCACGAAAGCGAAGAATACCGAGAGCGGGCCCGTCGCAACGGCACGGAGCAGTGGAAGAACGCGGAGATCCGAGAGCGCAACGCGGCGGCGATCCGAGAACGGCTCAATTCGCCGCAGGGCCTTGCGGAACGCGCAGCGAGGAAAGCGCGTCCATGCAAGCGGTGCGGTGGCGAGCGGGTAATCCTACCGAGCGGGATCAATCGATGCAGGCCGTGCCATGCAGCACGCGAGACAGCCAGGCAGGCAGCGAAGCGCCTGCCCGAGGCCGCGGAGTGACACCCCACACGCAGACGGTAACAGGAGAGCGAGGCAACTGCTGGCAGACGGCTATCGCGAGCGTGCTCGAGATCGACCCGAGGACGATGCCGGACCAGTCGGCCTTCGAGTACTACCAGGAGCCGCTGAAAAACTACCTGAGAGATCACCACGAGCTGGCCTACGTTGAACTGTGGCCCCCCGGGCTCGCCTCGGTGATCTCGGTGAAGGCGCCCGGGTGGCACTTCCTGTGCGGCCCAACGGAGCGTCGAACAGCGGACGGGCGGACGCTGGCGCACGTCGTGGTTGCGAGATATGGCGAGATGGTCTGGGATCCGCATCCAAGTCGTGCGGGTCTTACGGTGGCCGAGAGGATGGGGGTTTTGATGCCCTTCCCGAAGGAGTGGCGCGGGAGTCGACCGCCCTGCGTGTGTCCGGCATGCGCCGCGTGAAACGCTTCCGGCTAGCTACCTTTGAGGCATGGACGGAAAGCGATTCGAGCTCCAATTCTCCGACACAGTGACGGCGGCCCCTGGCATCGCGTACACGCATGACGAGTCTGGCGCCCGCACGCCGCACGCAGTCATCGAAATCACGGCCAACCAGGTCGTGCCTACCCGCGTCGCTGTGGCGGCGCTGACGCCGTCGGAGGCGCGCGCCTTCGCGGCGGAGATCATCTCGCTTGCGGACGCCGCAGATGGTGCACTGAAGCCAGCGCCTGTCGAGCACGCGGGAGCCTTGCACGACCCCTCCCACACGGGCGACGTGCCGCCCGCGCTGGGCGAGCCGTGAGCGAAGACAAGAAGAGCAACGATCCGGAAATTCCGGATCGTTCAAACCGAGTGGGATCGCCTGACCAGAAGGTCTTGAAGCGTCCGGCGAAACCTGAGGACCCGAAAGAGGACCGATACGACTCTGGGGTGGCCGACGGATCCATGAGGTACGGCTGAGATGGCTGCAAATACACATATGAGCCAGGCGGCATGGAACGCCGCATTGAACGCCGCGCTGAACCCGCTCAACAGCGGTTTCATCGAGATCTACACTGGCGCGCAGCCAGCGACGCCAGACGTGGCGGTCACGACGCAAACGCTGCTCGTCACGCTGAACCTTGGCGCCACAGCGTTCGCGGCTTCTTCGGGCGGCACGAAGACAGCGAACGCCATCACGTCCGAGACAGCGGTCGCGAGCGGGACAGCGACGTGGTTCCGCGCATACCAGAGTGACAACGCCACGGCTGTGATCGATGGGAGCGCTGGCGTGTCTGGCACAGACATGATCCTAGCGACGGCGTCGATCGTCTCTGGAGCCGTCGTGTCCTGTAGCGGCTGGTCGGTGTCATGTCCGATAGGACAATGAAGAATATGCTACGTTCCTCGCATGAAAGACATGTCGCTGGAGCGACAAGCGAGGGCGGAGTACATGCGGAGGTGGCGCGAAAAACGCTCGCCCGACGCGCGTGCACGCGACAGAGAGATGTTCCGCAAGTGTCCGAGCAAGCAACCTTCGGACGCGCGAACAGCGAAGTGCAGCGCGTCAGAGGCGCGGCGTCGCGCATCGTTCTCGGAGGAGAAGCGAGCGCAGATACGGGCGCGCGCGAGAGAGGTAGCGAAGGAGCACCCGGAGCGCGGGCGTCGGAAGAATTGGCTGGCGGGCCTGCGTCGATCGGGGTGGACCGAGGCTACGTACGAGCAGGCCTGGATCAGTCAGGAAGGACGGTGCGACATATGCCACGAGCCCATGGCTCGTGGAGTCAAACTATCGCATGGGGCCGCTGCCGATCATTGTCATACGCGAGGCGTGTCGAGAGGGATCCTGTGCAACGCATGCAACTTGGGGATCGGCATGTTCAAGGACGACCCATCCAGACTTCGGGCGGCCGCAGCATACATAGAACGATTCTCATGCGGACAATAACGAGATGACCGCTCCCGTCCTCTCCGACGTCGGCTACACCCCGGGAACAGGCGCCGAGATCGCCGTCGATACCGGGTCTATCCCGGGCTCAGTGGTGCCCGTATCGGACCTCGTGGTCGACGGGCAGATCGTCTCTGCCATCAACGGCGTATCGCTGCCTGTCAACACGGAGGCGACGGCGGTCACGGTCAATGGGCAGACAGCTCTTTGCGTAAGGGATGATTCTCTACGAGAGGGCATCGAGCGAACGACGTTGGCCGTAGAGGCGCTGCTGGATCTGCAGAACGCCGTGCCGCCGGCATTCACGCTTGCGACGCCGCCGGTGGGTCCAGAGCAAGCGCTGGTCGTGCGGAACATCCCCTCCGGGTTTCAACAGGTCACCGTCTCGGATGGGACGCACGGGCCGGTTTCGGTCAAGGCGGCGTCGACGGCAGCCGTGGCCACTGACCTTCCGCAGGTGGTAGCTCTCCACCCTAGCTCGCCTCTACCCACTGGAGCGAACACGGTCGGCACCGTCAACCAGGGCACGGCGGCGACGCTAGCCAACGCGTGGTCCGCGAAGATCACGGACGCTACGAATGGTCCCGTCGCGGTAAAGGCGAGCAAGGTCGCTGCCGTTGTGACCGACCCGGCTCTCGTCGTGGCGATCTCGCCCAACGGCCCAGTCCCTCAGGGCGGCTACGACATCAACGGGAACCTCGTGGCTGCCAGCCTGGTCACGATGAATGGCACCGTGCAGGGGCGCACGTACGACGAAACGAACCGGATACTGCTGGAGAGTATCTTGCTGGTGCTCATCGACATCCGGACGATCCTTGGCGCTTCTTCGTTGAAGGGCGAGGCGGTTTCACTTTCCACGGCGGTAGACGCCAACAACTAGAGGTCAAATGCAAGTCGAAGGAAGAGTTGGCGTTCAGACGTTACAGGACGGTACGCAACAGCCGCCGAGGCTGGGTCACGCTGGTGAGATCGTGACAGACGACTGCCATGGTCGCTTCTACGAGGCCGTCTACCGCGGAAATGTGTTCTCCGCCACGACCGCTATCGCAGGGGTGGCACCAGGTACGGCGCTCGCGACGACGGCGCAGTTGATTGCAATCTACAACCCTCCAGCAAGCGGCAAGAATCTAGAGTTTCTGCGTGCTCGCATAGGGTACGTGTCCGGTACGCTTGGCGCTGGGAGCATCGTGTACGCCACCGGCGCCCAGATCGTAGCCATCACCGGAACGGCCATCGCAGTCAAAAACAATCTGTTGGGCGCCGCAGCACCGTCTGTTGCTCAGGCAGCATCTGCTGCAGGCGTCACTTCTGCTCCTGGCCTCGTCGCGCCGGCATTCACGCTCGGGGCGTTCCTCGCCACGACAGCATCAATCAATCCTCCGCTCATCGACGAGATCGCGGGAGAGCTGATCTTGACCCCAGGGAACGTGCTGGTCATGTCGGGAATCGCGGCAGCTGGCACTACCCCATTGGTACTTGCTTCGTTGACTTGGGAAGAAGTTCCGGTCTAACGTAAACGGAAGGAGCCTCGCATGGCACTCGGGGCGTGGCTCCTTCTTTTTTCGGCGCAGACACTCAACGCGACGATCGCGCAGTCAGTTGGAAGCATCCAGCAGACCGCCAGCGAGTCAGAGCTCATCACGTCGGTCGCCCATCAAAACGTGGGTGGCGTCACGCAGAGCGCGTCGGGATCCGAGACGATCGCATCCTCGGTCGCACAGTCTGTCGTCGGTATCAGGCAGACAGCGAGCGAATCAGAGCTGGTCGCGACGTCGGTCGCTCAACGGGTAGGTGGGATCAGGCAAAGGGCCTCAGTCGCAATCGTAACCCCGCTCGTCGTTGCAGCGAAGCAGCGCCTGTCACGCGTACGACAGTGCGCGCTGGTGACGGTGCCGGCGCCCTCTCCGCCTGCCGCGCAGGAGACGATCAAGCAGCGGATCGGCACCCTCAGACAGTGCGCCTTTAGCAACAGCTAGACGGCTATCTTTGCCCCCATGGGCGACGTGCAGAAGATCGTAACGCTGGAAATCGAAGGCCGGCAGTTCAGAATTGCGGAAGTTGGCGGCCTTACCGGCGGGCGGATCACGTTCCGCGGGGGCCAGACGTTCGCTCAGGCGCTCACGACGGGCTTCAGCATGAAGGGTGATCCCACGATGGCCATCATGTCGGCCATCGTCCGCCTGATGAGCGAGGAGGATTACCTCTGGGTGGCTGGTGAGATGGCGAAGGTCACCACGCTGGCAGTGTACGATCCGGCCAACCCAAACCGACCTCCAACGTGGGTACCGCTTGATATCGATCAGCACTTCAAGGGGAAGCACATGGCTCAACTCGACTGGTTGAGAGGGGCGCTCGAAACGAACTTCGGCTCTTTTTTCGCCGAGCTCCAACGGCGGCTCGCCGAGTGGGGCGAGGCCAAGGCCGCATCAGCCTCACCGCCCCCGACGGCGCAGACGGACAGTGGTTCTTCTGGCGACTCCTCCTCAGCGAAAGGATAGCTGTGAGGTCTCTCGCCGAACTGGAGCGCGACTGGACGATCAACATGATCGCGGACGCGCACCACTGGCTTGACGAGTTTGACCGGGCGGATGACGTGGCGAGGAAACAGCAGGAGCAGAAAAAGGAGATACCTGATGGCTGACGGCGGAGCTCTGAGAGAACTTCTGGTCAGTCTCGGCGCAGAATTTGACACGAGCGAACTCGAGGAGGGCGAGAAAAAGGCAGAAGGGATCTTTGGGAAACTGAAGGAGGGCGTGAAGGCTCTCGCTGAGGTATTCGCGGTCGAAAAGTTCCGCGAGTTCGTGGGCGGTCAAATCGAGATGGGCGCCCAGCTGAAGGTGACTGCTGAGCGACTGGGCACCACGACCGACGAGCTGCAGGCGATGCGGTTGGCGGCGCAGGAAGCTGGCGTGTCTGCCGAAACCATGGACACGTCGCTGCGGTTCCTGAACCGGAACATAGGCAGGGCTACCGAGGGTGGCGGCGCGCAGGCACAAGCGTTCGCGAAGCTGGGCATCGCGATCAAGGATACGAGCGGAGTGGTGAGACCCGCTGGCGACGTCCTAGGGGACCTCGCGGATCACATTGCGGAGATCGAGGACCCGGCCAAGAAAACGAAGATCGCGATTGACCTGCTCGGCCGCGGAGGATCTCAGCTCATCCCGCTCCTCAATCGTGGCGGAGAGGCATTCCGGGATGCGCGGAAGGACGCCCTAGAACTCGGCGGAGGTCTATCGACCCAGTTCGTGGAGGCCGCGCACAAGGCTGAGGAAGCGAACGTCAAACTGAATTTTGCCTTCACGAGCCTGAAGAGCAACATCGCAAACGCGGTTCTCCCCACGTTCACGGCCATCGTGCAAGGGTTCACGAACATCGTCAAGATCGCTGTCGACGTCGAGAAGAGGAGCCACATTGTCGAGGACGCGTTCCTGTTCCTGAAGAACGGTGCGATTGCTTTCGGCATTTACAAGATCGTGACAGCGATGCGCGCCCTGTCACTCGCGTCACTGTTCAACCCGCTAGGTCTGCTCGTCGTGGGCGCCGTCGCAGCCCTCTTAGCATACAACGATCTAAAGGTCGCGCTCGAGGGCGGCAAGAGTGTCTTCGGCGATACGTTCGGACACACTGGGATCGAAACTCTACGAGACGACCTTGATGACGCGAACGATGTCATCGACAACTCGATAGATCTGTTCACGACGATGGGAGAGATCCTCGTCAAGCTGTGGGACATCGTCAAAGAGGTCGGCGCATCCTTTGGGTACCTTGGCAATAAGGTTGCTGAGGTTGCGCACAAAGCCAACTCGGACCTTGTGGAGAAGATCGGTGTGGTCACGGGGGAGGACAACTCGAAGGAAGTTGCCGAGGAACGTGCACACGCAAAAGGCAACGCCAATAGAGCTGCAGAGTATGCAGATACTGCGGGCGCGGCGGATGACGATCTGTTCAGCGGCTTTCGTAGTGGCGGCACTGGATTCCGTACGATCGGAGGTCGCAAAGCCGCTAGGCATTCAAGGGAGGCGCAGCAAACTTCGGATCAGGCCACCTCGGCGCTACCCGTGGGTCTACAGGCTGGATTCGTCCCGGCATTCAACCCTGGGCAGGGGCCCTACGTCGATGCGTACAACAGTCCGTCTGTGCCTGGGACATCAGGAGGCAAGGCTGCCGGTACAAAGAGCGTCGTCGTCCACCAGACCAACACGGCCAACGTGACCCAGCACCTCAACGGAGGAGACCTGCCAGGTGTGACGAGGGCAACGAAGGGCGCGCTTGCAGACGCGAATCAGATTGCCAACAACAACGCCTACGAGACATTTGACCGCCCGTGACTACCGTCCTCTCAGGCAACTGGTACGCGAGCTCTGGGCAACCTGCGCCCTCGGCAGCACTTCAGTTCACTGACGCTAGCGGCGTCAATAACCTGTTGACGTTCTCTGTCGTCAAAAGCGAGAACTGGGATGAGAACGCGGAGGTGACAGAGCATCCTGTCGAGGTCGGCGCGAACGTCGCCGATCACGTGAGGGTCTCGCTGGTCAAGTGCGAGCTGAAGGTGTTCAACACCAACGAGCCGATCGGCCAGAGCCAGCAGATGGGCAGCTACGTCGACCAGTCCGCGCGTGGCCCGCTGTCTCTTCCGGTGCCGGTTCCATCTTGGAGCTCAGGCTCTCTCACGCTGAATTATCCCGTGTGGGACAACCCGATCCTCGAGCGCGCAGCGCTCCAGGCCGCGACGGGGGCCATCGGAAACGCGGTGGGTGGCGCTACTGGCAGCGTTATCGGTGCTGCGGTGGGTGGGCTTGCAGGCGCGTTGCTGCTGAAGGCGCACGCCAGCACCAAGACACAAGGGACAAGTGCGGGTCTCGAGAACGTGGCGCAGCCTGCGCCACCGTTCTTCGTCGACCAATGGCCTGGCCAGACGGACTACGTCCAGAACATGCACACATTGCTCGTGAACCTCAAGAATACGGCGCAGGTATTCACGGTGCTGGGTACCAAGAAGACGCTCACGCCAATGGTGATCGAGACCCTATCGTTCTCGCGAACGAACGAGACGGGCTCTGGCGAGGACGTGACGATCGGCCTCAAAGAGATCAGGCAAGTCAGCACACAGACGGTCACCGCACCGATCCCCAACCTCTCTGCGGGTGGGGGGAAACCTCCCGCGGCCCACGGTGGACAGGACCCAGTGCCAACGACTAGCGAATCTGCTGTGCACGTGGCTGTCGCAGCTGGGCAGTCATTTTTGGGTGGTGGCTGATGTCCATCCTGACGGTACCGACGTGGTCTGACCCGAGCTGGACTCAGTCCACCACTTTCGAAGGAACGAAGTATATGCTCGAGTGCGACTACAACCAGCGAGGGGCGTGCTGGTACCTGTCGATCGCGGATCAAGACGGCGTCGACATCTACAACGGGATCAAGCTCACCGTCGGCCCGATCCTCCTCAAGAAGTGCAAAGACCCTCGCCGTCCGCCTGGTGAGCTGATCGTCGTGTCGAACACGACCGACACCACGCCGCCGGGGCTGTCGGACCTCATTCAAGGCACTGGGCGGTGCGGGCTCTACTACATCACTAGCGACTGGGTGGCCATCCTGTCGAGCGGCAACGCTGCGGCTATCGCTGGAATCACCACGCAGATTCAGGCTGGCGGAAACGCTTCCTCGGCCATGTCGAACTACGGGCAGCCAGGGAATTGAGCGGGAGCCCCGCTATCTTTCCCCCATGAAGGTCCGCAACTCCATCAAGCACATCAAGAGCAAGACGCCTGCCGCGCCGACGCCGGCAAAGAAGGCTTCTCCGCCTGCGCCTCCGAGCAAGTTTGAGCTTCGGAACGCGAAGACTGCGTTTGATGGACATAGCAAGTTCGCCGCTGAGTACGCGGCGAAGGCGGCGGAGGCCACTGACGTGGGCGACGAGCAGAAAGCCGCGGAGTTCGCGGCCATTGCGGCTACGCACAAGGCTGCGTCCGAGACCTACGCGAACGTTCTCGCCAAAGCTCCGAAAAAGAAGGCTTCCTAAAGTAGGATTCGGCTATCGCCGCACGTCGCAATGGCTCTGCCGACGTCCCTCCTATTCAATCGTTTTGCGCAGATCACGATCGGCGCGAACACGGGCTACCAGACGGGCGCTTCGCAGTCAGTCTCTCAGCAGGGTGGCGTGCAGATCACGTACATCGGCGGGATGACGGGGCTGGACCTATGGTTCCAGATCAAGCGCTCGCTCAAGCCGAAAGAGCCTTCGACGTGTGATCTCAAGATCTGGAACCTCGCCGACAGCACTCGCCAGGCCATCAACGCGTTTACCAACACGGGATTTCAGGCTGGCGGCGCGCCACCAGGGTCGAATACTGGTGGGCTTAGCACGACCATCGTACCCGTGAAGATCGTGGCTGGCTATGTCGGCAACATCTCCACGGTATTCTTGGGCAACATGAGGAGCGCGCAAACGGTCCAGGACAATACAGACCTCGTCACCGAGCTCAACACGGGTGACTCGGACGAGTCCACGATCCTCGCTCGATCGTCTCGGTCTTTCCCGCCTGGCGCCAACGCATACAACGTCGCGCTGTCGATCATACAGAATGACATGGGTTGCGGGATCGGTAACATCGCAAGCGTCCAGGCCATCCTCGCGGCGTCGCCACTTTTCAAGAGTGGTGCGATCGTGAAGGGTAACTCGATGGAGCACTTGTCGGACATCGCGACAGCATGCGGGCTCGAGGTGAGCGTGCAGGGAGGAGCGACGCAATGGGTGACGGCGGGCCGTCCGCTTGGAGGTCAGGCCTACCTACTGAGCTCGGGCGATACCGCGACAAGTAGCGTCAACACTGGTCTGACTGGCTCACCCACGGTGGACACCAAGGGGGTGCTGCACGCGGAGTGTCTGCTTCTTCCTGGCCTTGCACCAGGGCAGCCGATCCAGATTGACGCGAAGTTCGTGCAGGGATGGTTCCGTATTTTGAGCCTGGAGCTAAAGGGCGACACGAAGGGAACCGATTGGGGATTTTCTATCGAGGCAGGTCGCATGCAGATCGGCCCTAACCAGCCTTGGCTTGGAGTGGCTCCGTAGTGCGTAGGAAGAGGACACTGTCACAGGTCGTCACGGCTGCGACTGAGTCGCTCGTGGGTGCCATCTATGTCTCGTGGCCTGGCAGTGTGATCGCATACAACTCTGCGACACAGACGGCCGACGTACAGCCCACGCTCACAGACGTCAGATTCGACCCTGACTCTGGACAGCCCTACGCAGAGCCTTGGCCGGTATTCTACGGCGTGCCCGTCATGTGGCCTCGTGGAGGAGGAGCGACACTCGCATTCAATCTGAAGGCAGGCGACAGCGTCAACCTGATCGGGTGGGACTACGACCCCAAGTCTGTCATACAGCCTAACGCCGGCTCCCAGACATTCATGCCGACGGATATCCGTAAGCTGGCGGGTCACGCGTGGCGGGCCATCCCTGAGGCGCTCTTCCCGCTACCAACGGCAGAAGCCACTGCGGCACAGGCGGGCTACCTGCTTGGACTTGTCGGCGACCCTTCGCAAATTCAGGGCGTACCTGGGAGCCTGCTCCTTGGTGCGGGGGCGACCATTCCGGTAGCCTTGGCGACACCGCTCACCACATTCTTGACGGCGCTCAACACCTGGGTGACGGCCGTGACGGCAGCCGCGACGGCTGGGTCTGGTGCTCCAGACCCGACGGGAGCGAAGTTCGCTGCCTTTGCGACCGCGCTTGCTGGGCTTGGCCCAAGCCTAGAATCGGCCATCTCGACCGCGAAAACGCAGACCCCTGCCACGGTCGCGAAGGCGAAGTAGCCGGCTACCTTTGCAGCCATGGGCATCACGACGACGCAGCGTACTTCTAGCGGAGATCTGGTGGTCCCTAGAGTGATCGTCACTGACCCAGCGTCGGTGTGCGTCCAGCAGATTTCAGACGGCTTCGCCCTTTGGCAAGGGAGCTGGTTTCTCGACACCTCAGCGGGATTCAACTGGCTACTCTACATGGGCCAGAAGATCCTGAACGCTAACCAGTTGATCAACGCGATACAGGCCTTCCTGCTAAGCGTCAGTGGCGTTGTATCGATCATCAACGTGACTGCAGTGTTCAACCAGGCGGTGCGAGCGTTCAGTTACGAGTATGCTGTGACCTTCCAGTCTGGGGCCACGATCACGGGCAGTTCGACCAACCCTCCCAGCGTTACTGGGGGCAGCTGAGATGCCGGTTTATGGCGTGTCTCCCGCGGGCTACGCGGTCCCACCGCTCGCGACTATCCTCGCTGGTATCCAGGCGCAGATCCTTTCGACGGTCGATCCTGGCCTGGATCTTTCTCCCGCCACACCAGACGGGCAGATCGCAGGAATCTACGCGGCGTACGCGGCATCGCTCTGGGAACTCGGTCAGATCATCTACAACGCCTACAACCGACAGGACGTCGAGGGTGCGGGGCTAGACAATCTTGGAGACATCACTGGCACGCCGCGAGAGGGCTCGACCTTCTCCGAAGTCGTCGCGACCCTAGCTCTCCTGCCAGGCGTCTATGCTGCCAGCACGTGGGACCCCACGAGCGGAGCTCTCACGAGTGGAACGTTGGTGGCGAACGTCGAGACGAGCGCCAGTCAGCAGTTCGCGAACACTACGGCACTGACGGTAGTACTGCTCGCGGGCAACGTCGAGGTCACCGCTGGCAGTGCGGTCATCAATTTTAGCGTCCTGCAGACGTTGGACGCGGGGACACTGCTCATCTTCACGAGCCAGAATACCGTAGCGTACGAGCTCTCGTCGACGATCATTGCCGCCGCGTCGGCGATCCTCACCGTCCCGTACAATGGCACATCAGAGGCGGCCACGACGGTCACGCCAGGTACGATCGCTCTGTTCGCGTCGGTCACGATCGGTGCGACCCCCACGGTGAACGACGGAACGCTCACTGAGATTACGACCCCTGTGACTGGCTGGCTCTCGGTCAACAACCCGTCGATCGGATCGTCCCCAAACTCGTCTCAAACTCAGGTAGGACAGGACGAGGAAACGGACAGCGCGTATGCGCTACGCCAAGAGCAGGAAGTTCCTGCAGACGGTGGCTGCACGGCATCGGCGACGGCCGCTGCACTGATCGAGCTTGGCGCGAACCAGGTGCCACCCATCAATCTGGTGGTCTTCGTGCTCGAGAACACGACGAACGCGCCGCTCGTCGTGGACGAGGTCACGCTGCCGCCACACTCGTTCGCCCCCATCATCTGGGCAGGCGGAGCCACGTGGCCGCTGGCCGCTGGACAGACACTCATCGCCAACACAATTTATGAAAACACACCCAACGGGATCACGTCCTTCGGAGAGACCACGGTCGGGGTCGACGACCCGTACCTAGGCGAGCAGCTCATTAGCTACTCTGTGCCTACGGGCATGCCGCTCTATGTGACGGCCATCGTGGTGCCTAGATCTGGCGTGATCTGGGCGGACCTTGTCTCCTCCATCCAGGGGGCTCTCGTGGCAGCCGCGGTCGCGCCTACGCCACCGGGTGAAGACCCGCCTGTCGGGCAACTCGCGCCAGGCACACCAGTCGTGTATTCGCAGATCTCCGCGGTCATCATGTCTGTCCCTGGCGTGTTCGACATGCAGCTCTTGGCGTTCGGGTTCACTCCGTCGCCCACCAACATCCTGCCGCTCCTCGTGGGTGCGACCCAAATTGCGACGATCGCTCCGTCGACTGTCGCGAGCAACATCCTGATCCTTCAAAGCATCGGGCCGTAGCCCATGGCCAGCCCGCTTTTCAATGGGTTCGTGGTCCAGCAGGCGCTCGCGCGTCTGACGGGTCAGTTCCAGCAGCCTACTATCCGCGCTCTGTTGGCGGCATACATGCAGCCGCTGCAGGCGCTCGAGGCTTCCTTCTTCGAGATCCTTGAGGCACGCGTGCTGTCGACGGCGATCTTGTACGACCCGCCTGAGACGAACAGCGTGCTCGACGATATCGGTGCACTCGTGGGGGTCAAGCGATCCGGAGCTGGCGGCCCCAACCCGCAGTCCGACTTTCACTACCAAACGCTGATCTACCTGCAGATCGCTGTGAACAAGTCGACGGGCCGCATCACAGACTTCTCTGACTTCGGAAAAATACTCACGCCGTTCTGCGAAACCATGCAGTACGTGCTCGGCGACAACGCCGACTTCATGTTCTGCCTGTTCGACGTGACACTGTCTGCGATCCTGATCGCTAGGCAGCTTTCGCTTGCGGTGCCGAACGGCGTCTACGGGTTAATCGCTTTCAGCACGTGGGCGGAGGGGAATGATTTCGAGTTTACGTGGAGCGGTGACACCACGGTCGGTGAGGCTGGATGGGGATGGAGCTCTGACACGTCGAAAGGCGGCGTCATGGTCGCTGGCTTCGCCCTCTAGGTACCTTTTGGAGACAAGATGAACAAGATCACCTTCGGATGGGGCGCAGTCAATTCTCAACCAGGATCGTTTTCGTATCCGACGCAGACGTATCCTGGCTCGCCAGGCACTCCGTTCGAATGGTCCGGCTCGAGCACTGGCGTGGCTCCTGCGGCGTCGTACTTCACTCCAAATACGAAGCCACCTGCCGATGTGATGAATTACCTGCTCGCTCAGGTATCGACTGACCTTCTGTATCTCGCTGAGTTCACGTCGCAGTCGCCCGCTAGCACTACGATTGCGTCAGCGTCGAACGGTGCGTCCCTTCCTACCGGGACGATCCATGTGCAGAGCACGAACGGTTTTGCGAGCTCTGGCAGCGGTACTACCGCCGTATTTGTGCTCACGTCGGCCGGACCACAACAGGTGACCTATACGGGTATCACCGCAAATACGTTCACCGGATGCTCGGGCGGCACGGGCACGATGGCCACGGGCAATGCGGTGGGCGGCACTGACAGTGCTGGCAACTCATGGGGCGCCAGCTTCGTCGGTCCTGGGGGTACTGCGCTCGCATTCGGAACCCAGCGCGCGTGTGGCGTGGCCGCAGTCGGCGGCGTCGACAACGGCAACGCGTTCTACGGCCAGGGGTACGGAACCGGCTACGGGGCGGAGCTCTTCGGTGGCGGTGTCGGGGTGGGCGGAGGTGGACTGATCGCCACTGGTGGAGGATCTGCCGGCGTCGGCGTCACTGCTCAGGGGAGCGGTACGGGTGCTGGAATCACTGCATCTGGAGATAGCCGTGGTACGGGTGTTGGCGGTGCGTTCTTCGCTGGGCAGGGCGGCAACGCTGATGGGCTCACCGCCCAGGGCAACGGTGGCGGCGCCGGCGGTGCCTTCCTTGGCGGCATCAACGGTCCAGGCATCACCGCCGAGGGAGGCTCCGGTAACTACGCCGGCGTCTTCACCGGGAACAACTCGAGCGCCATCAGTGCGAACGCGGGAGGCAGCGCGGGCGACGGCATCGACGCGTTAGGAGCGGGGACGGGTGTCGGCGTCTTCGGGCTGGGTGGCTCGTCAGGCGGCGGAGGAGGCACGAATAACGTCGACGGTGCCGGCGGCTATTTCGCCGGTGGCGGCTCTGGCGCGTTTGGCGCGATCGGCGTCGGCGGGGCGAACGGCCCAGGGCTGCAGGGCTTCGGTGGGACGGGTAACTCGGTCGGGGTGTCTGGGCTCGGAACGGGGACCGGGCCTGGCGGCAACTTCACGGGTGGGGCGGGGGCCGATGCCCCGGGGCTCTTCGGGACGGGCGGCTCCAGCGGAGGGCCGGGGGCAGTGTTCCAGGCGACGGGCTCTTATGCCGGGATGACGGCTACAGGCGCCGGAGGGGGCGCGGGCGGCACGTTCCAAGGCAATGGGGTGGGCAACGGAATCAACGCCACAGGTGGCTCCGGTGCGGGCTCCGGGGCGGGAGGCGCCTTCACTGCCGGCACTTCATCGAATGATTCGATCGTAGGCATCGGAGGGCCCATCTACCCGAACTGCTCCGCGCCTACTTCGCCTGTCGCGAACCGTTTATACAAGGACAATATCCCGAAGGCATTTCTGTATGCCGTAGGCACGTCTGGCGCTATATCCACTGACGTAGGAATGAATCTTAGCGTATCTGGCACAAATAGCACATCAGTGCTACTGGCGTTCAATACGCCTATGGCTAACGCGAACTATGCGGTTATGGCCACGTGCTACCAAACAGGTGTGGGCGGCGCGGCGTGCGGTCCGTACAACCAGACCGCTTCAGGGTTTGAGGTTGGCGTCGATGGTTTCAACCCGTCAAGCACCTCGTTCACGCTTTCTATCGTAGTCTTCGGGCAACAGTGAGCCCTACGGGCTAGGCATACACGACAAGGATGCCCCGCAAGACAGATCGGCGACGCAGTTACCCTCAGCCCCGACCGAAGCTGTCGGTTGCGGGAAGTACTCCGACCCGTATCCCGGTCCGTACGCAGCGGCGCAGCACGGCTGATCTTTATTTCCACAGGCCTCGCATACGAGGCTTGCCGAGCACGGCACGCCCGCAGACTGAAGACACGCGTAGAACGCCCCGGTACCCATCACATTCGAAGCGTCTACCTGTATCTGTGCGCAATGGCTACCGATCGTACCCACCGCGTCGACGTGCTGATCTCCTTCTTGATCAAGAATTGTCGACGTCGCCCCGCTGCAGCCTGAGAGGAACAGTACTGACGCCAGAACGAAGGGGCGCATCATGGTGCCACCGCCAGGCCTGCATCGTTGCAGACCGCCAGCGCATCCGAGCACCCACCCGTCTACTCCAGTGGCTCCGCCACACGCAGCCAAACCAAGCACAAGCATCGCAGCAACCGTCTTCATGGTCTCACCCGCCTCTCACTACTACTATAGCCACCTAGACAAGGTTGTCAATCCGTCGGGGGCAGGAAGGAAGGGCTGTCCACGTCGGGGTACATCGACAGCGTGTCGCCGAACCGCGGGAATACGGAGTCAAGGTGCCGAGTGAATCCGGCCCAGTCCTTCGAGATCTTCATCAGCGCCACGACGGCGTATAGATGCTCTCGCAGGCGAGGGTGCCCAAGGTCTTCGGTCAGCGACTGGAACAGCTTCGCCCTCGGCTTCCCAGCGTCGTTCTTCGGCGTGACGCGCTTGAGTTCATCAAGCACTCCGGGGGCAAGTCGGGCATACACGACGTCCTTCGTGTAGTGGGCGATCACCCCTGGACGCTTCACGGAGTCTGGCGTATAGGGCCATGCGTTGAGCCGGAAGATCTCTTTATAGAAGTCGGGTGGAAACGTCCTGACCCACTTGCCCAACTCTTTGGCGATAAACTTCTCTAGGATCTTCGCGAGCGCATCGCGCCCACGATCGGCCTGATGTCCGGTCGCTTCATCAATGAGCGCAACGATTCCAACGCGAACCAGGCCCTTGTAGAGGGTCCTCGCCGCGTCAGCGAGGCGCCGCTGTCCCGGTAGCAGCGAGTTGGCCCTCTCGGCCTCCATGATGGCTTCGCAGATGAGGGCGAGCAGGTCGGCGTCGTACGCGTAGGCATTGTTCCCTCCGCGGGTCCGATAAACCAAAGGGGAGCGCAAAGTATCGAATAATTCAGCGGAAATGAACGACGCCAAGCGGGCGTTCGCCAAAAATGGCGGGAATCCTCGCAACTCTTGAGGGGAGCCTTGATTTGCGCCCTTTTTCCGAGATCCGAACGCGGCATTGATGCCCGCCACCGTCAATACCCGCTTCTCATTGTCGAGCACGGCGCAGGGGATGCCGCCAACAGCGAGAACCCCCGAATGGGTCTCCTTCGGTAGGTCCGTGCCCCATCTGGCCATGGCCGCCTTCTTTGCGACGCTCCTACGCTCCTCGGGGCTCATTGCTTGGGCCCTCGCCAGACCTCCCTTCGATGCGCCCAATGCGGCCATCGCCTGCGCGTGCTTGTTCTTGCCGTCTTTTTTGCCTGCCATGCTTATCGTTCCTTTCTTACTGGTGCAAGTATAGCAGTAATGCTTGCCTAGGCAAGCCAATCCGGTATCTTCACCCCGTGAGCCTCCCCGTCTCCCACGACCTGCAAGTTACTGTTGGCACGTCTTTTTTTGCGGCCCTCACCATCAGCGCGAGTTCGGGGGCACAGCTAGGCTTGCTCGGGGCGACCGCGGAGCTCCGGGTGTCGGTCTCGCCGGCAGACCCTCAGCCGCTTGTGGACGTCACGACGACACCAGGCGCGGATGGGGGTCTGCTACTGGGCGTCACGTTCCCCCCGCTCGGCGGCGTCGCGGTCTCGAACGGGAGCGGGCTCGTCCAGCTCGGAGATCTCCCGCTTGTCACGACCAGCCTGCCGACGCCCGCACTCTTCGTCGCTGACGTGCCTACGCTTGAGGCGGCGGCCACGGCTGCGTACGTCCTTGGGACGGTCGCGTTTGTGGAGTCGGGGGCTGGCGCCTACTACAACTGGAGCCCGAACGACCCGAGCACGCCGAACGGGACCACGATCGTGGCTGGACTCGGCGGATCCGGCAATTGGTTGCAGGCGGGAACGGTCAACATCTCCTTCACGCCAGCGGCCACTGCCGCGCTGGTGGGGTACGATATTGCCAGCTGGGTACTGCTGGTCACGTTCGCGGATGGCGAGGTCGTGCCGCTTGTGGGGGGCATGGTGGTCGTTCTGCCAGAGGAGCCTGTCGCCGCCTAGCGATAGCTATCTTGGGTTCATGAAGATTTCGCGCGCGATCCCCATCGGAATGGTCTTGATTGCCTGCATCGCAGGCCTCGCGGTCGCTTGCCAGAGCGCGTCGGCGCCCGTGGCTCCCCCGGCACCGGCGAAGGCGACACTCGCTGCCATCAACGGCGCGGGCGCGGTCCTGCCGTTCAATCAGATGACCGTGTACGGCGTCATGTCAGGAGACGCCAGCATCCCGGCTGCGCTCCAGTATCAGCTGGTCCCCTGCGCGACGGGTGATGCCAGCGTGTGCAAGGCGAGCTTCCCGCTGCCGTTGTACACAAGCGGCGAGGTCGACATGTTCGTCGCGGCCCAGCAAGTGGGCGGAGCAAACGGCGCAGTTGCGAAATACGCGTGTGGGTTCACGAACGCCGATGGCGGGACCAGCTGCAAGGTTTCTCGAGCGTGCGCGGCCACTGAGGCTCTTTCGGCCGGTCCGTCAGACGCAGGCTACACGGTTGCCGTCACGCAGACGGGTGCAGACGGCGGGTGCAGCGCCTATGTCTCGGTGAGCACGAACAGCAAGGTGGGCGTCAACTGGAAGTTGGGATCGCAGATCCTGGCGGTCCCGTGAATCTCTAGTCGGCTATCTTAGAGCCGAGATGCCGCAAAACATCCCTGGCCCTGCCGTTGCGGTCTCTCCCACCGGCCTAAATCTGGTCATGGGACCGATAGGTCCGCCTGGTCCGCAGGGAGCTCGCGGGCCCATCGGAGCCACCGGGGCCTCGGGGACAGCAACACCGCAAGCGCCGCAGCGCGTCGTGTTTACTGGGTCGACGATCGCGATCACGGCGATCACGAATACGCTGATCATTGTGGACAGCACATCAGGTGCGGTCGCGCTGAACTTCACTCCATCTGCCGTCACCGACGGGCTCCAGTATACGGTGAAATGGCGCGCGGGTACGAATCCAGTCACATGGCAGGCACCTGTAATGGTAGAGGAGATTCCACCAAATCAGGGCACGTATATCGCTGCGAACACGCCGCAGACAATGCCGGGCGTGGGCGATTCGGTCACATATTACTACGATGGGACGTTAGGCCTATGGTCACTCGCAGGATAATCGCCATACTCGCTATCGTAGTGGCGGGGTGCGTTGATACGCGCGCCACGCAAGACGCGATCGGTGAATCGCCTTCGACGGCGGCATCATCGTCTCCCGCTCGAGCGACTGCTCCAGTGCCTGCCGTGCCTGCCAAGCCTGTGCACGCCAGTATCATACCCGTGCAGCCTACGGGCCCCGCAGGGTCGTGCGACGCTGGTGCTGGCAAGGTGTGCGGCACGTATCCTACGTCGATTGGTCTCACTGGATCGCCCTCCGGTCGGGTCACCGTGCTGGAGGGTAACGGAGACGGTGGCTACCGGTTCGCCGATGCTTCGTTCTACGCGGGACAGATCGACGCCGCGACGGCTTCTCCGCTCCAAGGCAACGGCACCGCAGCGCATCCGATTGGAGAGATCCTATGCGACGCGGGCGAGTGGCACCTCATGTCCGGAGGCGCTTATGTCTGCGGCAAAGTCTCGGGCGGATCTACGTACACGGGCGTCTCCCCCATCTACGTGGACGCGAGTTCGTCGTCGATCGGCATCGGCACGGTGAGTCTCGAGGCCGGCGTCAGCGTCACCCCGAAGCTCCAGGAGAGTCGTCTCGCACCATGCGCGTCCACGGGCCAGGGCATCTATGAGGGCACCGGAACGATGGCGTGCGGCGCGCTGCCGCTCGGCACGTCCGCCGCGGTGTCAGGGCAGCTCCCCGTCGCGAGCGGCGGAACGGGCGCAGCCCCCACATGCACGGCCGGCCAAGATGTCGTCGCAACCTCGGGGACGACGTTCGGCTGCGTGTCGAACTCGGGCGACTTCACCTGCTCCTCGGTGACGCCCGGGCTTTGCACCGTCTCGCAGCTTCAGGGTGGCGAGATCATCGCTGGCGCGACTTCTGGCACGCTCACGTGTGCGGCGGGGGCTACCGCGTGCGGGGAGACGCAGGCGAGCACCAGCGGCGCGACGGGGGCGAATCTCGTGCTGACGCCGCAGGCGTCCACGAACGCCAACGGCACGTCCGGCAACGTGGTTGTGGCTCTTACTGCGCCCACGGGGTCAGGCTCAGAAGCAGCATTCGTTGTGCGTCGCGGCTCGGCCAACCAGGTGAGTATCGGACCGTACCCTGGTTCAGGTTCCTCGTACGCCGGAATATGGCTTCAGCCTAGTGGCACGGCGCCGACCGGGAGCAACGTCGTACTCCTCTCCGACGGATCATCTACGATCCTCAATGCGCCATCAGCTAGCGCATCGATGTATTTCCGACTCGGCGCGTCCACGGCAGGAGGCGCGACCGTATCTAGTGCAGGCTGGCAGTTCCTGACAAGCAACGCTACGGACTTCGGCGGCGGTGTCGGTGTCCTGGGAATAACTAACGCCACCACTGTGCCATCCTCAAACACCAGCGGCGCGATAATCTACGCCAGTGGCGGCGCCTTCCTCGTCTATCCCAGCGGCGTTACCACCCCACAGTTCGGCGTGTCTTCTGGTTCGACGGCGGTGGCCAATTACCTCGCCCAGTCCGGCACCGTACCCTCGACATGCACCGCCGGCAATTACTGCACGGGAGGCAGCACCGGCGATCTCTACGGGCGCGGCGGCGGGTCAACTGTTACCGAGACTCACATCGCGCCGCAGGGCGACGCGTTCAGCTATCTCGACTACGGCACCATCCTGCGCACCGGAGCGATCGCCGCGTCCGGAGGCACCGGCCTCGTCACGTGGCCCGTCCCGATCGGATACGTGTGCTGGATGCACATTGTCGCGGTGGGCAACTACTCAAGCGGCACGGCAGGCACGGCGTCGGACATCTATACCGTCTATCGAAACAGCGCGGGTACAGTGTCGAAGGTGGGTATTCTCGGTAGCGCCGCAAACCCGATTCAGAACGTGGGTACATCTGGCGCGGTCGCAGACACGCACTTCAACACGGCGTCGTCGGGTCCGATTGGCACTGGGTCCACCGCGGGCTCGGCTGGCAGCGTGCAGATCACGGTCACCAACCAGGCGAGTTCGACGGCGAACGCGTTCGAGGTCTTCGTCGACGCGAAGTGCAGCTCGGGATGATCCGCACCGCCCTCTTAGCCATCGCCGTGTGCTGCGCCATGGCGTACTCGCGCGCGCAGCCTGACGTCTTTCACGCGGCCTGGGGGCTCGTCGGCGCGTGCGCCGTGAAGTGGTGCCTGCCATGAGCGTCGACGACGAAGGGCCCATCACTCCCAGGGCACCACCGGATCCGAGGGTCGAGATGAGCGACACTACGAATGGCAATGGACACGTAGCACACGGCGAACCGGAGCCCGATTACGACGCCATGTCTCCGGAGCATTTGCTGAAGCTCGCCACGGTATGCGCGAGACAGGCCGCGAACAGCGCGATGAGCGCTGACGCCAAGGCCTCCGAGGCGCTGCGTGCCGTCGACGGCGTGAGGCTTGAGCTGACTGCGGTCGGCACTCGACTCGCGTCGGACATCGGCGATATCGCCCGAGCGGTCGGAGCGAAGCGCACGTATTCGGGACAGGTCCACGTCTCGATTCCCCCGTCGGTATCGATCCGCACCTCGCCCAGCAAGACCGGCTCGCAGATCGTTGTGGATCCTGACGAGCTTCGCCGGTTCGAGCGGATGTTTGCGGACAAGGAAGCCGAGGAGCGAGGCGCGCGCGAGGCGCTTGAGGAGCAGCGTCAGGAGTACGAGCGCCAAGAGCAGGCTCGCGCTCGTGCTGCGGCCGAGGCTCGTACGGTCGCCGAAGAGCGACGGAAAAACATCACGATCATGATCTCAATCGCGGGTACGCTTCTTACCGCATTCAGCGTCGCCGTTGGCTACCTCGCTCACCACTGAAGGACCAAACACAGTAACCAACCCCGCCCTAAAGGGCGGAGCTTTCAGGAGAGCGACGTGGAACACGTAGCGCAACCCGTTTCCTGCTTCGACCGGGCCCCTTACAGGCACTCCCGTCCACAGGCAGACACCAGGGATTCCCAGGCGTTTCGTATCTCTGTTTCAGAATCTTCGCAGCGTTGAGGTCAGCATGGTCGCAGTAGCCACACGAGGTACAGCGGAAGACGGCCTGCGACCGACGCGACTTGGCGTCGACGCAGCCGCATGCGCTGCACGTCTGGCTCGAGTAGGCGGCGGGCACCTCGACAAGGGAGCCTCCCGACCACGCGAGCTTGTAGCGGAGCATGTCCGCGAAGCGGGACCATCCCGCGTCCGCGATGCTGCGCCCCAGATTGCTGCGGATCATTCCCGCAACGTTCAGTTTCTCCAGCACAACGACGCCGTGGCTCTTGGCGAGTTGTGTCGACTGGACGTGCAGGAAGTGGTCGCGCTGGCGCCTCACCTTTCGGTGGATGCGGGACACGCGAAGCTTGGCCTTCTCTCTGTTCTTGGAACCTTTCTTCCGTCGACTGACGGTGCGTTGTGCGTGAGCGAGTCTCGTGAGCGCTCGTTCGAGGTTGCGAGGGTTCGGGATCCGTTTGCCGTCGGAGGTCGCGCCGAAGTTCGCGATGCCTCGGTCGATCGCGACGACGGGACCTTCGCGCAGAGTGGGCTCGGCGAGGTTCAGCTCGCAGACGATCGAGACGAACCACTGGTCGCCATCTCGCTTGAGGGTGCACGTCTTCGGCTTCCCTTCGAGCGGTCGGTGCATCACTGTTCGGAGCGTGCCCAGCTTGGGGAAGCGGACGTCCGAGCCGTCGACTCTCCACGCCTTCGGGTGCGGCTCGCAGAAGCCGAGAGAGTCGCGGCCCCTCCGCTTCCACCGAGGGGCGCGAGCCAACTTGGCGAAGCAGCGTTGCCACGCCCGATCCAACTCCACCAAGAGCTGCGCGCACACGTTGCGCGGGACGTCGGCCAGCCATGGCAGAGCGGCGCGGAGCTCGGTCAGCTCGTTGATCTGATCGAAGGCCGTGGGGTAGACGCGCTCGCCCTTGGGCCTGGCGTACCCGAGCTTCCGTTGCTCGAGCCCCAGGTTCCAGAGGAAGCGGAGGGCGGATTCCCACTGGCCGAACCTCGCGCCCTGCGCCGGCGTCGGGTAGACGCGGTAACGGAAGGCCTTGCTCGTCAACACGCTTGCAGCGTAGCACAACCAACCCAGACGGGGCTTCCTCCCCGTCCTAAAGGACGGGGTTTCCGCCCCGAAGAACAATGAATCGTCTCCTCCCGTTCCTGTCGTTCCTGGCGCTCTTCGCCATCGTCTTCCTGTACTGTTCCGCGGCCCATGCGCAGGGGACGCCGCTTCCTGCCGCGCCTCAGATCTCGACCGGGGCGATGGTGATGCTGGTCCTCTCGACGCTGCTCGGTATCGCTACGACGGCTCAGCAGACGGGGAAGCTGTTTGGGCAGTTCACGATCCCGACTTCGGCGGTCGTGGTGGTCAATCTCGTCGTACCGTTTCTCGGCGGGCTCGTGCAGTCGCTCTCATCGATGACCTTCTCGTCTGCGGCCGTCGTCTACGCGATCTTCGCTGGGCTCACGAACCTCATCGCAGGCAGCGCAGCGGGAATCGCCGTGCACGCGCACATCGTCGTGCCGGCCAAGGTCTCGGCGCTCCGCGCCTCTAAGGTCGCGGCGGCTGCGATCGCGGCGGGCGCCGTCGTCACGAGCTTGCTCGCTTGCACGCCTGCCCAGCTCGCGGCGTGGGACACGGCCATCAAGAGCGGCGGGACCATCGCGGTCCAGGCGTCCAACTTCGCGTGCACGATCGCCACGGAGGTTGACCCTAGCGGGGCTACGGCGATCTGTCAGGAGATCGATTCGGGCGGAGCGCTCCTCGGTCCAGTTCTGACCGTCGTAGAAGACGCGCCGAGCGTACTCAACCTCGTCGCGAAGACGAGCGCGTCGATGCAGACGCTGGTGCATGCAAACCTCGCCGTGAAGCTCGCGGCAGAGAAGGTCGGGCACTGAAATGCAACCGTACAAATTCGTCTTCGTAGATCAGTCGACCCTGCAGGACGCTGCGCATGGGGGTCCGCTCACGACCGAGATCCTCACAACGATCGGCAGTGCAGTGGCTAAGCAGATGAACTGTGAGGTTCACGCGGAGTGGGGATGCTCCGTCGCGGGTCCTGTCTCGTTTCGCGTTGGTTCGGCCGACGGGAAAGATGTGCAAGCGGACGAGATTGGCCTGTTTATCCTCGACAGTCTGCCTGCGGCACCCGGCGCGGCAGCTTACCATGATCGCCTTAGCAATGGGGCTCCGGTGGGCTACTTCGCTCGCGAGGACTACACGAGCCACACGTCCGGATCGAACAGCCTCTCGGTGGATATCTCGCACGAGTGCATCGAGACGATTGGCGACCCCGGCGCGAATCGATGGGCGGACCTCGCGAGCGGCACGCAAGACGCGGCCCTCGAGCTCTGCGACCCCGTGCAAAACGTCGTCTACGAGATCGACGGGATCGCGGTGTCGGACTTCGTTCTTCAGTCGTACTTCGATCCTGGCGCGGCTGGTCCGTTCGATCACCTCGGCAAGTGCCCCGCTGGCGGAGACTACTCTGGCGGGTATCTGATCGTGCGCACAGAAGACCAGGCGTCGACCGACGAGCAGCCGGGAAAGCGTGGGACCAAGATCCTTGGCTCACCGCGTGCGACGCAGAAGGCTGCTCACGCTAGCTCTCGACGAAGTCGGCGCACGCTCGGCTTGGTGACATCTTGAAGGTCTTTCTGGCGTTCGCACTGTTCTGCGGGTTGGTCGCGTGCGGTACCCACCTCACCGCGACAACCACGCAGAAGGTCGTCAGCATCCGCCGCTCGGCTGAGTTTCAACTACAAGACTGCTCGGGGGACGGGGGTGCCTGCAAGCCGAGCCAGGTGCGCGCGCTCGCCGCATCTATCGACTGCGCGGCCGCTAGCATCCTCAGCGACGGCAAGCAGCCCGTCGATGCGGGTCCGAACTGCCCGAAGGTCTCGCCGTAATGCTGCCCGACAACTTCACCGAGGAGGACGCGCGGGTGCTCGTCGTCCAGTCCGGAATCATGTCGCGCCAACGGCTCGACGACCTCCTGTCGCTCCCTCCCGACCAGCAGAAGGCCGAGCTCGAAGAGATCCAACTCGAGACGCAGGCGCGGCCGACAGACTTCGGGGACGTGGCCACGGCGACCCTCGGGGTGATGCTCAAACTCGTCGGCGTCGCCGGCGGAATCGAGTCTGGGGTTTCGATCGTGACAGGTGTCCCCAGCCTAGTGTCGGGCGTAAAGTCGCTCTGAATGCTATTGCCCACGACAGAGACCACGCTCCGCTTCTCCGAGCGCCCGACGCTGCCACTGCGGCAGACGGCGCGATCTTCACGCGGTTCGTCGGCATGCCTGCCGCCCGAGCCTTCGCCACGAAGCGAACAAGACTGCTTCTGGTGTCCCGACAAGGGCTATGTCCCGTGGATTAGGCCGTAAATGTTTACCGGCTACTACTGCTACGGGTGCGGCTGGACGCAGTGCCGATGCAACTCGCAATATCCGGTCACGGTCGTTTCGACCAATCGTCCCTACGTGGAGGCGGAGGACTACTATAAGCCATTTCGCAAGGCCGCTCGCGGCGACAGGCGCTCACGCTGCGACAGCGACGGCTTTCCCCTCACCTCGCTCCCGCTTCGGTGGCTGATCGCAGACCTGCCCGCGAACGACCCGCCGGTCGCCGTGCTGCCTCGTAGTGCGGTGGAGGGCTTGCACGTGAGACATGAGCCAAGCATAGTAGGCGGATGGTCCGCGTCTACCGGTATCGGATCTATCCGACGCGAGCCCAAGACGTTGCGCTCCGGGAGACGCTCTACCGTCTGCGCGAGCTGTACAACGCCGCGCTCCAGCACCGACGCGACGCGTACCGCAAGTCGGGCGCTACCGTCTCGGCGTACGACCAGATGCGAGAGCTTGCCGGCGTTCGCGAAGTTCGCCCCGAGTACGCCAGCATCCACACCCATCTCTTGCAGGACGCCATCACTCGGCTCGACCGGGCTTACCGCGCGTTCTTTCGTCGGGTCAAAGCTGGCGAAACGCCCGGCTTCCCTCGCTTCAAGGGCCGTGGCCGCTACCGCACCTTCACGTTCAAGGACGCCGCGAACCACAACGGCGTCCGTCTCCTGGCAGGCGGCAAGCGGGTCAAGCTTGCCGGCATCGGCAACGTCAAGGTCAAGCTCCACCGCCCCGTTGAGGGGCGCATCAAGCAGGCCTCCGTGTCGCTCGACGGGGATGGTCACTGGTACATCGCCTTCGCGTGCGCCGACGTTCCCGCGCGCCCGCTCCCCCCGCTCGACACCAGCGTCGGGATCGACGTGGGTATCACGACATTCGCCGCGCTCAGCGATGGACCACCGGTCGACAACCCTCGTCCCTACGAAACCGCGCAGCGCTCTCTCGCTACGGCGCAACGTCGCGTGTCTCG